TAACTCATTAAATCCTTTAGCATCTACTGTGCTTATATTAAAATTAACTGTTACTGGTTTACCCATGCCACCTAATTGATGATTAGGAACTACATTTGATGCTTTATTTGGCACTATTAATTCGGGACCTGCTTCACCAACCATATATGGCTGACCTTGATTTATTCGACCACCTTGTTTACGACCTTGATATTTTTGTTGGCTTATAGTGGCGATTTGAACAGCACCTAAAGCACCAATTAATAATGCCATAGGTATATTACCAGTTGCCAATGCTTTGGTAACACCTTGTGCTGTGTTCATAAATGCTTCTGCCATGCTAAGAGCTTTATTAAGTTTAAATGCTTGTTTATTATTTTGTGCCATAGATGATAAAATAGCTTTACCACCTGCAATAATTGTGTCTTTCTTTTGTTGCTCTGTTAGGTTTGTCATTTTTAAATCTTGGAATTGACCAGATTTCAATATTGCTGTTTGTTGAGATATAAATGATTGTCTTATGTTTTTTTCTTCTCTAGCTGTTTTATCAGCTATTTCTAATCTTTTAGTAGCTGTGTCTTGGGCTACCATTAACTCCATATCAGCCACAGCCTTGAGTGCATCTATATCTCCAACCTTGCTCATTCCTTTAGCCATACCAAATTCAGTTTCTGAACCAGTCATAGATTGGGTTACCTGCATATCTCTTGAACCCATGAAATCGCCCATTCCTACTTGCATTGGTCTAGCCATAGGTAAAGGAATTTCTAGTTCTGCTTTTTTTTGTTTATTTAATTTTTCAAGTGCTTTAGCTTCATCATTTATGGCATTAGTCACTTTAACTCTTGCATCTGATTCTATAAGAATTGCAGTTTTACTTAAATTTATTTGCTCAATTTCTACTTTTAATGCTTCTATTCTTTTTAAGACTGCCTTTTCGCCCTGCATTATTGAAAAACCAAATTTGCCGTTGGCTTTCACCATTTCTTTGTTTTTTTCAATAAATGTCATTGTTTGTATTGCATCAAGCAATTCAATTTCTTTTGATAATTTAGCAGTAGCTATAGAAAGTGAATCTTGATTTTTTTCTAATTGGTCAACTATAGGAATAATTGTGTTTAATTCACTTAGAAGCCCTATTGACCTTAAAAACTCTTTTGTTTCTGTTATGGAATTTTTTAATGACTGAACCATTTTTGATAATGCAGGCAACATTGGTGTAATTGCTTCAACCATAAATTCTTGAAATTCAGCATTTAATGCTTTCATAGAGTTAGCAAAACTTGTGTTTGTTCTTTCGGCATCTCCTTGAGCATCTGATGTACCTGCTATAATAAGATTTAATCTAGCTTGTACTTTTTCAGCGTTTGTCACTTCTTTAGCAGTCTTAGTTATACCCATTCTTAGTAATTCTTGTTTTAAAGTTGCTTCTGTAATTACAACCCCAAATCTTCTTACTGTTTCATGATTACCAACTAAAGCACTTTGAAATGCTCTCATAGTGTCTACATCACTAGCATTATTGAATGAGGCAACATCTACTGCTAATTTAGTTAATTGAACTGATAGTTGTGAAGCCTCTTTTCGAGCAAATCCCATAGGCACAAATGTATCTTGTATTGAAGATGCCATTTCTTCTAATTCAAATGTGCTTCTTCCTACTGTATCCCCAAACTTTTCTAATTGCACCCTAACATCTGAAACGAATCGTCCAAAAACAACTGAAGATTTTGACTGCATTTCTTCAACAGAACTAGCCATATTGACCATTTCTTTACTGAACCTTAATGCTTGGAAAACAATAACCCCACCAATTACATTTCTGACAGTATTACCTAACGCAGAAAATGATTTTTGTTGTGTTGCTACTGATTGTTGGACTTGACCTTTTAACCTATTAACACCATCTGTGGCAGACTTCATAGCTTTCGCAGTCTTATCTTTGGCTAATATATCTATGTTTACTGATTTAGTTGCCACTATCTTCTCGCCTTTATTATACGTTCTTGTCTTTCTCTTTCGTCACTTTGAAGTCCAAAGTATGCTATCCACATATTAAACTCTTGAACTGACATTTGCAAGATTTCGGCAACAGTCTTGTGTAGTTTTTCAGCTAACCCAAAAAGATTATGTAATTCTGTGTCGCTATTTAGTTTTTTTTATTGTCGTCAATATTATCGTTGCCCGTTCCCATAATTTTAGTAGCAACATCTGCAATTACATTTGTATCAGCTTTTGTTTTAAAAGCTAAAACATGAGAAGCATTAAACATCTTATCACCATCTTTGTTCAAAGATTTTTCAATAATTACATCTATTAAAACTATTAAATCAGTTCCAGTAGCACCTTTGAATATCTTTTGTTTTTCAAGCATATTAAAAGGTTTGCAATAAATCGCTTTATCACCTACTAAATCCCACTCTGGCACTTCAATTATTTGTGTGTCAAGGGTGCTAAAATGGTTTCTTATACCATCAAAATAATCCAATTTATCTGTCATTTAAACAGTACCGATAGTAAGACCACCATTGCCTTGTACTGATACAGTTCTTGTAATGACACCATCTAAAGGTACACTTACTGACATTCCAGTTACAATACCAGTTCCAGAGAACTTTCTATCTCCAGAAGCATTACCCTCTGGTAAAAATGCAAATGTAAGTTCTGCACCTTGTACTAGATTAGTTTGTGCTGTATCTGTTTCATCAAAGTTCATATCAATACTTGCTGTATAAGTACCTCTACCAACTATATAAGATTTCATTGAATTTCCTAATGCTGTATCTTCCACAACGTCATGTGTAGTATCTACAGTAAAACCAGTTGCATTACCTAGTGTATCACTACCTATAGTTACAACTCCCTCTTTTCCGTGATGTGTAGCCATTTATAACTCCTTATCGTTAGCTTCGTTAGTTTCTTTAATTTTTTCAGCTTTTTTAACAACTGCTTTTTCATTTCCTAAAGTAAAACCATTTTTCTTAAAATGCTCTATATGGTCTTCTGAACATTTTATAATAGTTTCGCCTTTTTTCATAGTAACATTTTTAGCCATTATGCACTCCCTCTAGTAAATTCATAAATCACTCTTGCTGTTATTCTTACACCACCATAAGGATAAATTGTACCCTCGTCTGTTGATGCTTCTACTATTTGAGTATCTATAGCATTACCATTTCTAGTTATATCATTATCTAAAGTTTCTTCAACTACTTCTATAATTTGATTTCTAACAGTATCTATATTTGTTGCTGTGCCTTTACCAAAAGCAACTATTAAAAAATCTATTGTGCCTCTATATGTTCCTGCTCCAGTATCGCCTATGCTTAATACTTCCCTTGTTTCGTCTCCTGATTGAACAAACATTGCAGGAAACTGAGCATCACTTAATTCTTCAACTTCAAAAGGTTCTCTAGTAATTTTTTTAAACTCAATAGGACTTGTAACAGCATCAAGTTTTGTAATTATATCACTAGCTATATTTTCTCTTTTGCTCATAATCTCATTTCTTTAAAATAAAATCTTGAAAAATCTGCTTTAATCTTATCTTCTTCTCTATTACCAATAGCAAAAAATGGTCTTGTAACTTTTCTTTTACCTACACCAAACGTATCGTGATATGAAGCTATCTTTGCTCTTTCCATATTTGAAAAAAATAATGTGCTTTTAAATGCACCAGTTTTAAAATCTAAACTCCTAAACATTTTACCAGTATCTGTTAAGTCAACAAATCCAGTCTGTCTACCTCTCTTTTTACGCCCTCTCACAGTTGATGGAGCATAAGCCCTCATATTACCCCCATCTGGCAATTTACCTTGCTGTGTACGCTTTGTAATCATTAATACAGCCATATTAGATACTCGCTTTAAACCTTTATTAATTACTGCCTTTTGTTTAGCTGTAATATTTTTTAAAAATTTTGTTACTTCAACAGTATTTATATTTGCTGTTATTTCCATTATCTCACTAATCTTAAATGATGTATGGCTTCTTTTTCGCTATCTGATATAGTGCCACCACCATCTTCATCATACTCAACACCATCTCTTAAAATAGCTTGAAATTCTTCTTCGTATCTATTTTGATAAA